AGGAGATTGCTATGAGCGTCATTCCCGTTAGCCAGGACTGGGATCTCATTCCTTATGATTTCGCAGACCTGGATTCGTTAATTCACGCTCGTGCAGTCGCTACTCAGTGTGCTGACATCGTGGGCGGTTGGACGAAACTCGCTATCTTGAAAGAGATAGCGGAACGTCTAACTGAACGCGATGTTAGTCCTGAGTACCTGCAGGGTGTAAGCGATGGTATCAACCTTGAGTGTCTCGTTAGAGTGGGATCACTTTCCACCTCCTGTCAGGAGTTGGTCAGTTCTTCCAAGCTGGCGAGCTACTTTTAGGATTGATAAGGTGACGTGGGGCCATAAGTTCCACGTTTTCTGGAGACTCTCGAGTCTCCCTTCTCTCGTGCTTCGGCACCGGAGCTCTAATCATGCCCAGTAGCGTTAAGTATATCCGCAAGTACAGCTATACGATCACCGATGTGGGACAGCCTCCTTTTAGTGGTGAATTCAGCTCCAGCATTCTGGATCTTGAAGACACCGTCTCGAAGGGGGTGAATGTTCCTCATTGGCGAAAAGTGATAGCTGCCGGCGGAAATGCCACTACGGCAATGTCCGGGGTTAAGTGGAAACTCGTTCAGTCGCCGGCATCTTTGCATTCCGGCTATCGTTCGAGAACCGCTCCTCTGCTTGTTGGTAGTGACAGTCGTCTGAACGGGAATTTACTTCCCTTACAGATTGGCTCCGCTAGCGCTCCCCCATCACTGGGATTGAATATGGTCTCCGCAACGAACCAGGCACTGACACGCTACTATTCCAACCTCGCTTCCATCACATCGCAGTTTAAAGGCGCTGTGATGACAGGCGAGTTACGGGAAACGTTGTCGATGATCAGACACCCTGCTCGAGCTCTCCGACGTGGGATTGACGACTACTTGCGTTTCTTGAGTAAGAACGCCCGTAGTAAAGCCAAACACGCGCGGAAGTCTTGGGCGAGGGAAACCTGGTTAGAGTACTCTTTTGGTTGGCGTCCACTCATTAAGGATCTAGATGGTGCCATAGCAGGATTCTATCAATCTAAATGGGCTCATCCCATCTTCGAGATGGTAAAGGGCACAGGTAGAGAGAAGATATCCGTCTATGATCCGTCGTTGATCTTCTTTGATGTGGGCGCTGGCCATCAAGTAACTGGACGGTTGAGAAGCGAGGAGGAGGCATACGTTAAGTTCTTCGGGATTCAGTTCTCGACGAACACGGGTGTCCCCGACTCGCACTCTTACGGCTTTGCGCCATGGGAGTTTGTCCCAACCGTTTGGGAGCTTATTCCGTACTCTTTCCTTGTGGATTATTTCTCCAATGTTGGAGCAATACTCAGTTCCTGGTCGTATCGGTTTATAGCAAACGGGTGGACGGCGAAAACTGAAAGACGTACATGGCGTCAGTTTACTACTGACCTCGTGCACGGGCCTCAGCCTGGCTATTCACCCGACCTGTATACCTTTACGACTTCTGGATCTCCTGGTTCAGCTGCTTGTGAAGCGACTGCGTTTATCAGGTCCCCGTCTGTCGGCCTCGATCTTCCATCTTTGGAACTTCGCGTGCCCGGCAGGTGGGATCAATGGGTCAACTTAGTTGCCCTAACTGGTAGCCACAATCGCGCTAAACAAGCATTGGCCCGCTGAAAGGCGGTTTTCTTATTTTCCTCACTACGGAGATATGATCCATGGGATCGTATTCACCCGATTCGTCAATCACAGGGGCAACTCAGTCGGCATTTACTACACCAACTTATACGTTGGCGCAGGACAATGCTCCGCCTGTGCTGGGCTCCCGTCAGCATGTGGTCACCGCAATTGGTGGTACACAGACTAACGTCCGGTCTTCGACTGCAGGAGATCCCTTCACGGTTATGGTACGGAAGTTTCCTTATCGGTCACTTCCGGCCCGTAATCCTGTGACAGGCCTCTACGGCTCGATTCCCCGGAATAAGGTTGAGTTCACCCTTCGAAAGGGGGTAAAGGTCGATTCGGCTGGCCTCATTGTTCCGATGGACATTCGCATTGCTGTGAATGTCCCCGCGGGCAGTGAGATCAACGATGCGCCCAATATCAGAGCAGCGTGGTGTTTCCTCGTCGGTCTTCTTGCTGAAGAAGCTGAAGACGTCGCGGAATCCACGATCTCCGGCGTATGGTAAACATGCGCCGCCCTCGCGATCGAGACAACAACTTCGCAATGAAGTTGCTACTCTGGCTACTGTTCGTTGCCTTGTGTGCGGTCGGTGTCTTAGAATCCACCGACTTTCCATTTTGGCTCGTCCCGTAGCTTGGTGATCTTTTCCTTAGGAGTACTAGCGTCATGGGTAGTTGCCCTCTCGCCTTGTCTACTCGCCTTTTGCAGGATCTCTCCGGGCAAATAAGCGAATCCTCTCTAGATCGCATCAAAAGAGGTGACGTCGAATGGCCTGGAATTTCTTTCAAGGAACGCGCGGCTTCTTCTATCGTGAACTCTCTCACCAAAAAGTGGGAAGGTTCTATGACGGAAGAGACCCGGCAGCGTGCTTTGAGTAAATTCTTGCAAGTCAATTCTGACTGCGAGAGTTGGAAATTGGAGCCAGATGATTGGATTTTTGGTGATGACTTTCTGCTTGGTGAACTTAAAAAGTCCATTTGGCAGTTTTGGCATCATCGGAATCTCTATCCCTTGGTAGATCATGACTATGACCTCCTCGAAAGAGGAAGCCATGGCCCAGGATCTGCTATTGGTTCAATTGGAGGGGACTTCTATACGAAGCTTTTCTCCAGTCGAATGGCTACCACCGATCCGAACTTGTACTTTTGGTACAAGCGCTATATTCGAGGTTTCCCTGAATGGAACAATGCTGAGGCAACTCGGCGTCTTTCATATGGTGAGCCCGAAATAGTGAAAGGTAACCGTCTAGATTTCGTTCCGAAGAACGACGAAGTTTCCCGCAGTATTTGCGTCGAGCCCTCGCTGAATATGTTTTATCAGCTTGGCTTCGCCTCTATACTGAATTCTCGGCTGAAGAAACTTTGGGGTATTGACCTCGAGTTTCAACAGTTCAAGAATAGGGAACTGGCTCGAAAAGGATCCTGGGACGGGTCGTTCATTACGATCGATCTATCCTCGGCTTCCGATTCGATCTCGTTAAAGATGTTACGGTGGCTTTTACCATCTGATTTTTATAATCGTTTGGTGAAGTACCGTAGCCCTACTTCGAGACTGCCTAACGGCAGGTCTATCGAGTTACATATGATATCTACAATGGGTAACGGTTATACGTTCCCACTGCAGACCATCATATTCACCGGTATCGTACTCTCTGCCTTCAAGATGAGCGGATTGGCACCCGTTTATCCTAGAGGTGTTAACGAGGGGAACTTTGGAGTCAACGGAGATGACATCGTAGTCCCAACTGTCATTGGACAGAAGGTACTGCGACTTCTCCGCCTCCTTGGTTTCACTCCTAACAAAGAGAAGACCTTTGTAGAAGGTCCGTTCCGAGAATCTTGTGGTGGTGACTACTTTCAAGGTAGAAACCTCCGGGGAGTTTACATTCGTAGACTCGACCGGCCGCAAGATTTTTACTCAGCAATTAACCAACTTAATCTGTTCTCTACAAGAACAGGTATTCGCCTACATGGGCTTGTCCGTTACTTACTCGCTAGAGTTAAGTACCGACCTGTCCCTCTGTGGGAGAATGACGACGCTGGTGTCAAAGTCCCATTCTCACTAGTATCTCGAGGTATCCGAATCGATAAGGCCACGCAAAGTATTCGATACATTGCGTGGGTCCCACGTCCGGGTCCCCAGATACGTATTGGTGAATGGGTTCTCCATACGCCGCGTAAGTTTAAGTTGAGGGAGTTTAACTCTTCGGGGTTATTTCTCTCTGTATTGCAGGGATCGGTTAGTCCGAGCGGCATCTCTCTCATTCCGAAAGAGGTGCTTTATCGGACGAGATCGCGCATCGCCCCTAACTGGGATACCCCAGCGGAAAGCGATGTGAGGGCGGTCCAGCTCTTTGCGGGCTGGTTCGTCTTTCGGAGGTGGGAATCCTCCGTCTACTTTAACCTGTATGGTTAGGTAGATACTGAAGCGATATGCTTCCTCCGGAG